CTTTGTGTGCCATAGACACCAGCAGTAAGGTTGTTACCGTCAGAGTCTTGGTTAGCATCGTCTTCAGCATTAAGCCTCCAATGCACGTTATAGATTACATCGTCATTACTGTCGATAGTTTTGGTGTCTACTGTAGAGACGTTCCATGTATAAGTTATTGCCATTTTTATTCTCCTTTAAGTAGTGCTACTTCGGCTTGTAGCTGTTCTATTAAGACTTGTTGTTCTTTCATACCTGCAACCAAGTGAGTTACAAGTTTGCTGTAGTCCATTTGATAGTATTCTTCTTCAGAGCCACTGACTGCATTAGGTACAATCTCTAATACTTCTTGAGCTATAAGACCTTCGTCAGCTTTACCATCTGCTTTCCAGTTGTATGAAACTGGGTTAAGTGCGTTGATTACTTCTAAACCTCTTGCAGAGCCTGTGACTTCTTTTAGTCTTGCATCTGATGAAGTGTTGTAAGTTGTTGAAGATGAAGTTGTTGAAACACTGCCAACAACTACTGCTCTATTACGAAATTCTAAAGTTGAGCCATCTGAACCCATCCTATTTAATACACCAACATTACCAGTATAGGCTGATTGAAAACCTCCTCCATTTTGTAAGACTGTTCCTCCTCCTGAAGTGTTATCAGCTAAATTAGAATCAGTAGTACTATGCAACAAATTCCCAGAACTATCTATCCTCATGCGTTCTGCGGGGCTTGAACCAGTATCAAAAATTAGAGCATCATCTGACCTAAGTCTTGCTCCGCTACCGCCTACTATAATTTGAGCATTTTTACTGGCACTAGTATTATTTACTTTTAAGTAAGCATCACCTGCATTTGCCACATGCAAATTGACATCAGGACTACTCGTACCTATACCAACATTGCCATTAGGGTCAATAACCATTTTTGTAGAACCACCACTTGAACTTCTAGTCCAAAACTCAAATTGCCCATAATTATTTGTGGTATCTGTTAATTTAACTCCAAGAATACCTGAACCCGGTCCACCTGCAGCATCGTTAAATACAATTCTGCTGTAAGTATCATTAGTACCATTAGGATTTGATAATTCTAAATTTGCATATCCACTTGCTATATCTGTAAAACTATCATCGTGTGCTATGCAAACTTTGTGAAAACCTGTGGTAGCTCCTATCCTAACATTGCCTGTTGAGTCGATACGCATTCTTTCAGATGGTGTTATAAGTGAGTCTGCTGTTGTTGTAGCTTGATTTAAAAAGCGTATAGTGCCATCAGCTTGTAAATACATTACCCCACCACCAGTACTACCACCTGTCAGTTGGTACTGAGAAGCACCATAGTAATACCCAGCAGATGAAATATAAGTAGCAGCGTTTACATTGCCTATAAAACCATCTCCATCACCCTCACCAAGTTTAATGTGATAATTGTCTGCACCAAAAACATAGTTCTTTAGTGTTTTTAGCTGATATGTTTGAATATCACCAATAACTTCTAATTTTTCTGTAGGACTTGCTGTACCAATTCCAACATTGCCTGATGAATCTATGCGGACTTTTTCGCTTCCGCTTATATAGAATTGATGCTCAGAAGCCTGTATACGCATGGGAATGTAAGCACTTGTAGAACGATTAAAAGCTAATTGTCTTATTGTTCCACCAATAACAGTAGCGGGAGAAATTTCATATCCCTCTACCCCATTATTAGAAACTGAAAGTTCAGCACTAGGACTACTCGTACCTATACCAACACGATTATTAGTAGCATCAATGTACAGCGTACCTGCATCTATATTTAAATCGACTGAACTAGCATCTGCTGATATTAATCCACTTGAAACTTTTGTTAATGCCATTTGTTTTTATCTCCTTCCTGAAGGTATAAAGTCTATATAAAATCCGTTAATTGTATAAGGTGCATTGCTGTCATCACTTATAATTGTAAAGTTATTACTGTATCCACTTCCTTGCAGTGGTATTCTTATCAGTGGATTCTCAGCTCCACCGAATACGTTAGTGCCAAATATCGCCTCACCAAACAACGATGGTGGGTCAATGGTTCCTAAGTCAAATAGGTTTGGTGGTTGTGGTGTATCTGTACTACCATAATCAAACCTAACTTGTACATCAGGAGTTACCACACCTTCAGCACTTGCAGAAACTTTTAAATAGTGTAAAGTTTTTAAAGTTCCTAAATCCCCGTAGTCGTAGTCTGGTGTCCCAAACCTAGCAAGGATATTAGAGCCATCGAAACTATTGCCAGTATCATGTACATAAACGTAACCTGTAGTAGACCCATGATAATGCTCTTCAACACCGATTTCATTAAAAGCAGTTCCTATTCCTGTAACTTCTATTCCTCTTGTTTCTGACCATTCAAATCCGTTTGGTCTCAACGTTCCTATAATTCCTCTTTGTTGTGCTACATCCAACGTAGTGTCTGTATAAAACAATCTGTACTGTGACTTATCCCTGTGTACCATGCTAGTAATAACATAGTTGTCTACACTTCTAGCGATGTCGTTTAGTAAAGGCTGTATCGCTTTTGATACTGTTCCTAACTCAACGTCACCAATCCTTGCAGTACCAGCAACCGTTCTTATACCATCCGGTGCAAGGAATACCAAGTCACCACCAATTTCTTGAATGCTGTAACCGGATAAACATCCTACGTTTTCAGCAATGGATACAATAGCTACGGTTTGAGAATCGTCAATGTTGATAAGCTTGTGAATACTATTCTCACAAAAAACTATCAAGTCTGCACGGAATCCTCTAATTCCTACTATCGTATCTGAAATAGTAATAGCTCCTGCACCAGCACCGCTAAAGTTATTAGGGTCATTATGTACACTGTAGTACACTGTCGTCTCGTTATCCTCTACACCAGCTGCAATAAGGTGATGGTCATGTGAAGTAATATACTTTACTGTTGCATTGGCTCCGTTAGGGGCTATTTCTTTTGCATAAAATGTTCTAGTGTTTAAAGCTCCTGTTCCTTCCATTCTAAATGAAAAGATGTCTTCGGATTCATCGGCTATCATTATTTCACCGTAATCCGTTCCAGCACTTTCAAACAAAGCAAACTGAGCTTGTCCTTGTCCAGTTCTGGTAGCAATTGCTTGACCTGTAAAGGCTGTATAATTATCACCACCTACAGAAGAAATTCTATTTACTTGTAACCATGTAATTCCATCTTGACTAAAGTAAATAGCATTACCTGCTACAGCTATAACACCATCTGCATAAGGTATAACACCGTTAATAGTACTAGCACTTCCAGTTGGTCGTGTTGCACTGGCTCCACCAAACTTAGTAAAACCGTTGATACGTCTGTATCCACCTTCTATAGAGACTTCAAAGTTACGAAGTTCTCTAGCAACTCCGGGAGTTCTAAGTAAGTCTATTGAGTTAGCAGACTTTACTAAGCCTCCGGCACATGCGACTGTGTACGGTTGTGACCTTGCCATAAATCCTTAAAAGTATCTTCTATCGTCTGTCATGACTCTTGGAGTTGGATTCATAAGATTGGACTTCATATGTCTCATTGCTTTCTTATGGTCCTCAAGAGCAAATGCAGCTTGTTGTGGGCTTTCTTTAAACTGCCACACGTAGTAACGTGCACGTGAAGTAATGACGTTACTGTATTGTTCGGGGAACACTATCGTATCACTGTATGCTGTAAGCTTCGTAGGCTTATTAAATGCATAAAAGTGTACGTTGTATTCTTTGTCAGGAATTGGACTTAAGCCAAACTTCCTTGAATCAGGTGATTTAATAACTCTTACTGGCTCACCATAAGCCTGTCCATTTGCATCGTCTTCGTTTTCACTGTCTCTGTAATATCTTTTCCAATCTTCTAAGTTTATAAACTTTAAACCTTTAGAGACATACGGTGCTGTTTCACCACTAACATTGATTGTGGTAAGATAAAAATCATCCCAGTCTACAGAACCATAATCGTCTGCTAGACTTGAGCTTCCAGCTTTTAGTAGATACCATCTTGTACCTGCTGTTGTAGCTACTGTTACGTTACCATAGAACGGGTCAGTAGCACCACTAAGACCTGCTGAAAGAAAAGGTAGTTGTGGTTCTTCGTTGGCTATATCAAATATTGATTTGTTAATAGCATCCTTGACAAACTGCTGAAGACCTATAGCACTTGCAAAGTTTGCAGAGGTTAGTGGTAATTCGTTTAGTTCTCTTAGAACTTCGTTAGTTATGTCAAGGTATGTTGTAGCCATTTAAAAATCTCTTAGTTAGCTTTAGCTTTTGGCATTGCGTTTACCATGCCACCTTTTTGCATACCGTATCTAGATACTTTACCGCCTTTATTTTTTAAGATTTTAGGATTGGCAACACTATCTAAAGCGTTTGAAACTTTACTACCGGGAGCTACTGCTTTACCTATTGCATTAGCTGCTTGTAGCGGAGCTGTTTTAGCTTGATAAACTTTTTTTGCAATTGTTTTAAATATACCCATTATTTATTCCTTTTAAAAAGTGGAGGGTCCGAAGACCCCCCGTGTTATCAACAATTAGTCGATTAAGTAGAAAGCACCTACTAGGGCTTCAGGTCTAAGGACTTTAGAACCATATACATGCAATCCTCTAACGATATCACCGAAAGAACTTGGGTCTCTAAGGACTTCAGTTGAGATGATAGTTTGAGCAGTAGCAGTAGATGATATGTGTCCTGCTAGACATTTACCAGTAGCATTAGTTGTAGCAGCAATGTTATTTGATTTGTACATGCTGAAACCTCTAAGTTTTCCACTTGATACTAGACCGTTTCTAATAGAGCCTTGACCAGCGTTGTAGTCTACAGACAATAGTTTAGAACCAGACTGAGAAAGTTGCTCATAGAAATCTGGACCAGCAACAAACCATCTTCCTTCTTCAGGAACGTTTTGCTCGTCTAAAAGTCTAGCCATTCTAGCCATAAGGTCTAGTGGGTCAGTTTCACCAGAAACACCTAAGTCAACAGAACCAGCTCCATCGTATACACCAGCAGCTAAAGCAGTTGCACTATCAGCACCCAATGTATGGTCAGGTGAAGATGTTGACAAACCACTAAACATGTTAGCAATAACAGCAGCATCAAAAGAATCTTTTAATGCATAAGCAGCAGATGAAGAAGCTACTTCTTTGAAGTTCACATGTGACATTTTAGTTTCAATATCATCAACGATGAATTTGAAAGCTTTTGCACTGT